ATGCGGATTTTGAAGGTATGGAATTTTTCCCTGAAATCGCAGCAGCATTAGATATTATGATGGAAGAGTCTACAACTTTAAATTCAGATAATAAAGTGATTAATATTTTTTCTGAAAGTAGAAGAGTTAGGAGAATATTAGATGATTTATTTTTCAATAGATTAGACATTCACACATCATTACCTATGTGGACTAGAAACGTATGTAAGTATGGTGATGATTTTTTATATTTGACTATAGATAGTGATGATGGTATCACCAGTGTTAAACAATTACCAAACATTGAAATAACTAGAAAAGAAAATTCAGGGTTCGGAGAAAATTCTATGAACTCTGATACTGATAAATTTAATCCTGTTAAGTTTGTATGGGGTCAAAGAGATGTTGAGTTTAATGCTTGGCAAATTGCACACTTTAGACTTTTGGGTGACGATAGAAGACTACCTTATGGTACTTCTATGTTAGAAAAAGCTAGACGTATTTGGAAACAATTACTACTTTCGGAAGATGCAATGTTAATATATAGAGTTACAAGAGCACCAGAAAGAAGGATATTTAAAATATTTGTGGGTAATATTGATGAACAAGATGTACCATCTTATGTAAATAAGATTGCAGATAACTTTAAGAGAAGTCCTGTAATTGATCAGAACACAGGACAGATAGATAGTAGGTATAATCAGATGGCACAAGATCAAGATTATTTCATACCCGTTAGGGATGCTAGTGCACCATCACCAATAGAAACATTACCAGGTGCAACTAACCTATCTGAGATTGCAGATATACAATATCTACAGAAAAAGTTATTCACCGCACTTAGGGTACCAAAACCATTTTTAGGTTTTGAGGAGGTAAATGGTGAAGGTAAAAATTTGGCGTTACAAGATATTAGATTTGCTAGAACAATTAATAGAATCCAACAAGCAATGTTACAAGAATTAAATAAGATTGCTATTATTCATTTATATATTTTAGGTTTAGAAGATGAACTAGAAAACTTCACTTTGACACTTAATAACCCTTCAACACAAGCGGAGATGTTAAAGATAGAACAAACTCAATTAAAGGTAACATTATATAAAGATGCAGTATCTGACGCAGGTAACGGTTTTGGTTCTATGTCTATGACTAGAGCTAGAAAAGAAATTTTAGGGATGTCTGATGAGGATATCAGAAATGATTTAGAACAACAAAGATTAGAAAAAGCTGCAGCGGCAGAGATGGAACAAACCGCCACTATAATTAAGAAAACAGGTATCTTCGATAGAGTAGACAAACTTTACGGTGACTTCTCCACATTAACAGGTGGGTCACCATCAGAAGGTGGTGGGGATACTGGTGGTGAAGATACTGGTGGTGAAATGTCAGGATTCGGTGGTGAGTCTGGTGGTTTGGAGTCCGCAGCAGATAGTTTAGCTGGTGGTGAAGCATCTGCCGCAGAAACTGCAACGGCAGTAGAATCAACTAAAGATGACAAAGAAAACCTTTTATTAGAACAAGGTAAGAGAAAATACGAAGAAAAAGTTAAAAAATATCAAGGTATGTATTTAAACAGATTAATGGAAAGTTTAGATAAGGATGAGAAAGTTTTTGATATAGATTCAGTAGAGAATGACACACAAATCTTTAATTCTAAGATTAATGATATCACAAAAGAGATCGATAATTTAACAAAATAGAACTTTTTTATAAATTCATAATATTTATTTATAAATAAGAATATGAACAATTTTGGTAATATAAAAGATACCTTTAAAAATTTAGTTATTGAGTCTACAATTAAAAAAGATAATAAGGGTAAAAAACTATTTTCTAAGTTTTTAAAGACAATCAAAGAAAATCAAACATTAAAAGATCAATACTTAATTTATAGTAACTTACAGAATAGTAAGTTTGATGATGGGGTTGAAGCTAGAGAGTTTGTTAAAGAAAATATTTCTTTACTGAAGGGATTAGATAAAGAACACATTAATAAAGGTAATAAATTTTTTCTTAAAGTACTTAAAGGGAATAAAATCGTAAAAGAAAATCGAGAATTTTATAATAAGGTAACATTTTTAGTTAATACAGAAATAACACCTTCTAATATTAAAAAGGTTAATGAGTCAATTAATCATATTGTTAGAGTGATGTTAGAAAAAGAAGAGGTAGAAGAAGTTGTTACAGAGAGTGTAGATTTACCACCTAGTGTATTAACAAAATTGGCGGTTAATAAATTTAACTCTAGATATTCTAATATTTCAGAATCAGAAAAAGAAATTATTAAAACAGTTCTTAATGGTGATGATAAAGATAAAGAAGAAATATTTAATAAACTAAAGAGAGAGTGTATTAATACTATCGATAATAAATTAAATGAGTCTTCTGATTTGGATTTGAAAGACAAACTCTTAAAAGTTAAAGATAAGTTATTGTCTACTAATTTTAGTTTAGATAATTTTAGAACGGATATAGGTAAGATTTATGATTTAAATGAATCTATATAATAATAATAGTAATATTAGAAAAAATAAAATTTAAAAAAACG